GAACATTTGGTATCTCTCTTGATGCTATTTGTTCATAATTTTCTTCAGCAGATATTTGATTTTCTACTTCTTTTCTAGCTATACCTCTAGCTATAGTAGCTTTATCTCTTGTACCAACTGCATCTTGTATAAACTCTTCACTAACTCCGCTAGACTTAGCTATATCTAATAATCTATCTCTTGTATATTTATTCTGTAACTCTTTGGTTCTAGCCTTGATAGCTTCATTCTTATTGAATGCTTGTCTGTTATCTATGCTTTCACTAAACGCTTTATCTATACTTGTATTAACTTTAGTTTGTGTAGGCAAAGCCTCTATTTGTCTGAATATATCTTTTCTTTGTAAACCAGTTAAATCTTTTATATTAGATTTTTTTGTATTAAGAAACAGAAATCGTTTAAACGCTTTATCAGCAGTATCAATATTCTTTAAGTTTGCCTGACTTAGTATATCTTCTGTCTGAACACTACCTTGTTCTTGTGCCACAAAATCTTTAAAGCTTTGTAACTTGAAGTCTCTTGTATCATTTCCATATGCAGTATTAACCTCTTCTGTTACATAAGTGTCATACTTATTTTTAAATTGTTTATAAGCCGGAGTTGTAATATTTAATTTATTCTTAGTTCTTACTGGATTCTTATCCGTATATGCATCAACACTTTCTCTATCAGGAAATCTACCAGTAAATAATTCACCATCTGGTCTAGTAAATGTTTGTAAAAGTCTGCTTCTTCTTACAGGTGCTTTCTCTTTTTTTATTAACTCAGCTTGGTTTTCTTTCAAAGCTTGCAGTTCTTCTTTTAAGTTATCTGCTTTTGTTAAATCATCTGCATCTTCTGCCTCTTGTATCTCTCTTTCTAGTTCTACTTCTCTATCAAGATTGCCTTGTAACTCAGGAGCAACAGATTGACGTTGTTGTTTTGTTGCTTCGTTTTGTATTTGTTGTTCTACATCCGGTATAGTAGGTACTTCATCTTTTAAAGACTGTGCTTTAGCTTCTATCTCTTCTTGTGGTCCAGATTTTGTTGGCTCAATTACAGAATCATTTAAAGGAGTAGCTTCTTTTTCTGTTGGTACTATAAACTCATCTTGTAATACTATCTCTTCACTACCTTGAAACTGTCCTACTGTGCTTGCTCTCCCTTCATTTAATACAGATTCATCTTCAACCTCTGTAGTTTCTGTACCTGATAATCCACCTGTATCCGGTTCATCAGGTGGCACAGGTCCTGCTCCACGTCTAGGTCTACCTTTAGTTAAAAGATTTACACCTACATCAAATATAGCACCAGCACCTCCACCATATCCAAAATCAGATGCTAATGATTCACCTATGGTTGCTGCTTCGTTATATACACCTTTCTCAATAGCATCTTGTCCTATACCAGCTAATGCCTCTTGTATACCCTCTGCTGTACCTGTTACAACTGCTGACCTGAGTAAATCTACATACCCATCTACTGTTTCTTTGGGTAGTCCTGATTTAGTTATCTTAGAAAAAAGAATAGATGCAGGTCTTACAATAGGCAGGATTTCTGTTGCACCTAAAGGTATACCTAATGAGTATGCTAAGTTTCTATCAGCTACAGACAAGTCTATACCTTGCTCTGCTTCATACTGTCGCATCCTTTCACTAGCTTCAGCAACTCCTACTGCTGCTCCGGGCGAAGCTATCTGTGTTGCTGCTGCTAAACTTTTAGTTGCACCGCCTAAAGTTAACTCTCCTGCTTTTAATGCGTTGTAACCAGCACCTAACCTAGATGCTGCACCAGCACCACCTGAGACTACAGTTGCACCTACAAAACCTAATATGCTACCTAGTGCTTCACCAGTTCTACCAGCAACACTATCCTCTGCACCTATAGCATCACGCAGTTCATCCATTCTAGCTATAAATGCACTCTCTTTAGGATTCAACCAATCTTCTTGCCCACTAAGATTAGTTGCTAAATCTAACAATCCCCATACACCCTCTCCAAGCATAGGTATAGTTCTAGCCAAACCACGTAGAGTACCTCTAGGTGCAGCTATTAAATTTTCTATCCAGTCGTTTTCTTCAGGGGTAAAATTAGTTCTACCTAAACCAAATATAGGTAGATTAGGGTCATCAAGTTCTTTTGTGCCTAACTCTTCAGAGGTTTCAGCCTTTGGTAAATTACGATAAGTATCAAAAATATTAAAGGGGTCAGGTTGTGTACCACTTGCTGTTCCAAATATTTCAAAAGGATTTGGAGTATTTCTTGGTTTTTCTGCCACTTTATTTTATCAAACGCTTCTTTCTCTTAATCCGGGTAAAGGTGTATCTATCCATTCTTCTTGTGATACATCACCTCTATCCATGTAATTATCATAAATTAATTTTAAATGTTTATTATCTTCTAAGTATGATTGTAATTCTTCTCTTGCTTCAGCCTCAGATATATCTGGTTTAGTATTTATTTCATTTTGCTTTGCTGCTATCTCTTTTATAAATCTAGCATATCTATATTGTGCAGGTTTTATACCCATATCTGCATATTGTATTGCTAGTTCTGCATATGCATCTTGCTCTTCAAAGTCATCTGATATTTCAGTATTTAGAAGTCTAGCTAAATCTGCATTGTAAGATTTTACATTTGTTGCGTAGTCTGTTCTTTCATTTCTTTGTAAATCATATTTAGAATTGTAAGAATCTAATCTAAGTTTTTCTCTAGCAGAATATAATGCAAATAATTCTTGTGCTTGTTTCTGTTCATCTGCATCTAATGCTAATAATTGTTCTGTAACACCAGCACCTAAATCAGCAAGACCACCTAATAAAGTTGGAGAACCTTTCTGTGCTGCATTAAAAGCACCGGCTGCAATACGTAACCATTTATTTTGCATCCTACCTTTTTCATCTGTCATCTTGGCAATAGCTTTATTAATTAAATCTTGATAGTCAGATGATGCTGCATAAGCTATATCTTTTTGCGCTGCGCTACCAACACCAGAAGATACCATATTATTTATATTACCAAGTTGTCTCTTATCATCATCAGTAAGTGGGTTCTGTTTGTTGGCATTAGGGTCATTTTTATCTTTAGCATTAGGGTCTGTATTTGTTCTAACTATTACATCGTCTATATCATCATCAGAAGGTGGTACAGCAGCAGGACTTTTATCTATAGTTGAAGGGTCAACATTTTGAAAACCTGTATCTGGACCTGATGCTATTACTAATGGATTTCTTCCCGCAGGTCCTATATCTGGCATATTAACATCTGGTACTGGACGTGGATTAATTCTTAAATCTTGTCCTGCTAATGGGTCAAATTGTGGTGGTCTTAAAGGATTTAATAATCTATCTTGGTCTACTTGTATATTTCTTTTTCTTTTTCTTTCTTCACGTTGTTTTCTTTCTTCTTCTAATTCTTTTGCTTTACGTTCATTAAAGTCTAATAGTTTCTGATATTGTTCTTGTAAAAATTTTGGTTGTTTTTGTTGTTCTATTTCTGCTTCTTGTATAAGTTCATCCGCTCTTGTATCAGTAGAGGGCAATACTGGTCCGGTAAATGGGTCAGTAATAGAATCATCTATAGGTACGTTTAATGGGTCTTGTATACTTACTGGGTTAAGTAAAGAATCATTTTGATAAAAATTTACATTATAATCTAGTTGTACAGGTATACCTTGTTCTAATAATTTTCTTGCTTCTTCTCTTGTTTGCGCAATTGCAAATGGTTGCGCTCCTGCTACTGGTCCACCAGTTTGAAATCTTTGCATAGGTTGTTGAGGCATTGGCATAGGTCGTTGCATAGGCATAGGTGCAGTTGGCATAGGCTGCATGGGTGACATTGCTGATTGTGCCAACTGCTGAACTATAGAAGGACTTCGCATAGGTTGTGCTTGTGCCTCATCCCTGATTTTTTTTCTATACGATAACTCAGATGCAGATATAAATGCAGGTCCTAGCAAACCCGTTTGTGTTTGTGGATTTAATTCTTGCGCTAATCGTTGGTCTGATTGTCGCTCAGCTATAGATATTAATTTATTAATATTACTATCTATCATTATGATGCTCCACCACCTAATCCTCTAAACGCACCATATGCTCCTAGTCCTGTGCTTAATAACTGTGCTGTTGGATTAGCAGAAGGCACAAATCGTCTTTCAGAAAAACTAGGCTGTGCTGGCATACCTTGTAATATTGCACTAAATCTTTCTAACTGCTGATATGGGAACTCTCTTTGTGCTAAGAAATCTTCATACTGTTGGTCATATGCTTTCTGCAATAGTGCTTGTCTTGTGTCACCTACACTAGAAAGTGCCTTTAGTCTTGACATATCTAGTGCTTGTTCTGTTCTATCTAAACCTGCTAATACCCCTGCACCCCTTAGTCCTCTACCATATGCAGCTTCTAATGCTCTTTGATTAGCAAGTTGTGCCTCTAAATCTAATTTACCTGCTGCTTGCCCAAATTGTCCTGATGCTATTTGCGCTCTTAGATTTTGGTCTGCTGCTTGTTGTTTTGCTCTTTCTGTAGCTATTTGTTCCGCAGACCTTTGTTGTGCTAATGCTATTTGTTGTGCATCTGCTGAAGTTAATCCTTTAAATCGTGCTGTTCTATCTCGTTCAAACTGCTGTTGAGCCTGTGTAAACGCATCAGATAATGCTTTAGCCTCTATATCTTGTAAAGATTCATTAAGTTCTCTTTGTGCTATTGCATCTTGCACAGCCTGTCTACTACCTCCAAATGCACCTGCACGTGTGGCACGTAAATTTCTAGCAGCTTGTTGTTCTGTAAATCTATCCATTGCTCTTCTTTGTTGCCTATCAAGAACATTACCTATATAGGGATTCATAAGCCTAGCAGCATCCCTGCCTCCAAAACCTCTTGATGCTGCTAAATATGCCTGTGGTGAAAATCCTCTGACACCTGTTTCTATAGGTGCTGCCGTATATGTACTTCTAATTGGTGCGCCTCTAAACCTAGACTGTGCAAACATTGGTCCACCTGTTGCTGCTCTACCTGCAACATCTCTTGCTTGATTTATTCCTATTAAGTCTCTACCTGCTAATGCTTTTATTCCTTCTTGCGCACCTATAGTTTCAGGTGAAAAACCAGCAACTCTTGGACCTTCATATGGTATGTAATCCTCATAGGATAAAGCTTGCGCCCTGCCTACAAGATTCTTGTAGAAAGGAGCAGCGTACTCAGGCAGTCGACTCTGATATACCCTTGACTCTGACTGTTGGGGTTGACTGCTTCCTCGACTCTTTCCCATTATCTTTCTCCGTTTTTACAACTTCTAAATTATTCTTTTTTAAATTTTGTTTTTTTATTATTACAAATTCTTCTTCCCAATCATGGGGTTTTAATTTTTTCACCCATCCTTTTCTACCTGTTATCTCCATAGATTCACATTCATTATCTACTGCCCAATTTTCTAAAACTTTTAATGATTCATCCATCCACTCATCTAACCTATCACCAGATGCAAAAGTTATAGATAAAAACTTTCTTCTTGGATATGAAGTTATTTCTGTAAAAATAATTCCATAAATTTTATTATCCTCTTCTTCGTCAACCACAGTCCATAAAGTAGCCTTGCCTACTATAATGTCATGTAATAAATCTATCTTATCAAATCTGCCATTAGATGTAGGAACTACTCTGTCTATGTATTCCTCTATCTTAGGATAGATATCTCTTACATATTCTTGTGGTACTAAATAAACTTTCATTACGTCACTGATTGTATTTGTTCTTCAAACTCTATCTGTTCTGGTTGTGTTGTGTTACCTGTTTTTGCTTTCCTAACTCTAGCTACCAACTCATCAAACTTTTTACCACCGGCTTCACTTGAGCCATCACCTGCATGTGCTACTACATCTGCCGGTATGACATATTCATCTTTAGATAAAGCTGCTGGTTGCATATTATCTATTATGGCAGGAACAAAATCATCTACGCCACCACCCGGACCATCTATCATTCTACCTTCTGATGACATCATTTTTTCTACTTCAGCAGCTAATGCTAATAATCCATCCTCACCATAAGCTTCTAAATATCTATTAAAAACTTCTTTAGGGTTAGGATGTTTGCCCATCAAAGCCATAATAGTTTCTTCTTCTAATCTATCACCCGTTTGATTTTGTTCAGGCATACCACCTACATTAAATCCTTGTACTCTGCCACCACCTGCTTTACCTACAGCTACATTAGTTATTGGTTCTGGTTGTGGTTGATTAGTTATAAGAGGTGCTGTCTGACTAATAGGCACTTGTCTATCTAAACCTCCTTGTACTACTTGTGTTTCATAAACAGTAGGTGCTTGATAATCTTGCATTTCTTGTCGTTCATATTGCATCCTATCTGCTTGGTCATATTGAGGTTCATTTAGAACATCAAGATAAGCATTATTAAAATTAGGTATCTGTGAAGGTATAGCAGGTTCAGGTACATTCACAGGTCTTATACTTTCTAATGACATAGGTCTAAAAAAAGGATTGCCTCCAAATGCATTAATACCAAAAGGACTAAATCCTCCAAAGGGTGTATATACAGGTGTTGAATAACCTCTAATACCAAAAGGTTCAAAGCCTCTTACGCCTTGATTTAAAGAAGCATATTGTTGTTGTAATGAAGGTATTGCACGCTCTACTGATGCAGATGGCATTCTTACTTTTCCAGCAGTTCTTCCACCTACAGGTCCTAATGGCATAGAACCAAATATATTAGCTGTAGGGTCAAAACCCCCTACACCACCTTTATTACCTTTCATTCCCATTAGTTATTTCTTTTCCTATACTCGTCTATAGCTTCATATATTTCTAAAGCACCTTTAGTTGGATATGGAGCAATAGCTTCTATACCTCTTACAATGGGATTGTATTTCCTATTGAATTGTCCTAGATTTCTATCTAGTTTATTCATGTTTACAGAATTACCAAAAACTCTATCCAATGCTGCACTTTGTATGTTTCTTATTTCCTCTAATGTAGGTGCTTGATAAGGCTGTGGTGTCATAACCTCATTCAAAGTTTTGGGTACAGGTGTGCTAATAGGGTCAGCCATTCTACCTAATCTTGGGTCAATCATAGGAGCAGCCATTGTTTCTGCTACTTGTTTTCTGATAGCATCATCTATTCTTCTACGCTCTAAAGTTTCTGCACTCTCTTCTATCTCTGCTTGTGCAGGTATACGACCATTAGCCATCTTTATAAGACCACCCATGTTTTTCATATTTTGTTCAATAGCTTTTCCTCTTGTTCTTTCATAAGAAGATAACTCTCCATCATTATCAAGGTCAGCTTTTTCAGGATTCTGCAAAGGCATACCGCCTTTTTCTAACATTTCCATAGGCATTTGCATAGCATCCATACCTTGCACCATATCCATTGGTACAGTTCCTATAAATTGACGTTGATTTTCTTTTTCTTTCATTGTTGGTTCTTTATCTTTTTCATCTTCGTCATCTTTAAACATGTTTATTCCCATAGGTAATAAACCCATCATGCCGCCACCTGTTGCCATGTTGCCAGCTAATGCAAGACCTGACATTGCGGGTAAGGAAGAAAAAGGATTACTCACTTTACCGCCATCCTCAAAGTTAAACTCATCACCTATTGGTAAAGGATTGCCTTGTATTAACTGTTGCTCTCCTTGGAACGCTGATGTTAATGGGTTACCTCCACTTCCCGGAATCATAGTTCTCATTTCTTGTGGAACATAAGGACCTTCATAATCACCAAATGGGTCCTCTTCCTCTGGCATATTAAAATCCATAGGCACATACATCTCGCCTACCAATCCTGATGCTGCTGCTGGTAAAGCCTGTGTTGTAAAAGCCTGTGATTGAGTCATTAGATTAGGATTACCTGCTAATTGTTCAGGTGTTGCTCCACCAGAAAATCCTAAATTCTGTCCTAAACTACTAAAGAAACCCTCTGTTCCTGCACGTGCAGCTGGTAAATCAGCCAATGTATTAACTGGTTGAAAAGGCACAGAAGTTGTACCGGGTTGCAAAACATTCAAAGCTTCTTGTCCAGCTTCATTTAAAGTAGTACCGGGTAACATTCCTGTACCCCCTGTAGCTTGTACAAACTCAGGTGCTTGTAACAATTTATCTGTAGTAGCTGCCGTATCACCCACAGCAGGTATATCAGTAGCTGTTCCGGGCATAAAACCTTTTAGTAAACCACCTGTGATTGCGCCTGTTAATCCAGCTGTTATACCTTCTTTAAGACTACCACCCTCGGCAACAGTTCCTAATCCAGTTCCTATTGCAGATGCTGCTAATGGACTTAATGCTGCACCTAATGCTGTACCACCTAATAGTGTTGGTGCAATCAATGACCCTATGAGTGGCAGAAACGCCTCTGGTTGCCCTGTTTGTGGGTTGATGGTCAGCTGACCTGTTGGTGATAGTTTTGCTAAAGCATCTACTTCTATAGGATTCATGTGTACCATCATGGTATCGCCATATCTCCCCTGTTTAGCTAGTTGCTCTGCTGCATTTTGTAATGGAAAATTACTCATAGTGGTCTCCTAATCTATTTCCAACACACCTATTACGATGTGAAATTTATTCGCTGAACTTGCAGTCAGCTTTATTATATCTAATTCATCTAAAACTAACACCTCTCCGTTAGTTAAAAAACCTTTACGTGTATTTGTTGCTATTGATTCTACATCCCAAGTAACTGTGGTGCTTTCGCTAGTATCTGTCAACTGCACTGTTAAAGTATATGCACTACTACCATCAGAGTTATAAGCACTTAATGTTTTAACTATGGCACTTTTATTGTCTGGAACAGTGTATACACTTGTTGCATCTGTTGATGATAATGTTGTTAATACTTCTGTATATCTATTTGCCATTATGAAATATACCAATCAAATGCTTGTGATACCTCTCTGATAGTATCAGGTGCGTCTATTTGCACAAAGTTTAAACGCAGTTGATTTATTAATCTTCGCATATAATCTGCACTATACTCTTCAGGTGGTATTTCTAACGGAGTATTTACATTAAATATTTCGCTCATCTTCTGCCATCCACCTTAATATCAAACCTTGTATCACCCAACCTCCAACTATTATCTGCATCATTACTTTCTATTCTAACTCTCATTTGTCTTGCTCTTGCTCTCACATATGCCACGCCAGTTGTATTAGTTACTGTTGCACTTGTTGCAGTGTTTAAACTTCCTAATGGAAAGTCTCTAGTTTTTATAGAGTATGTAAGTTCTGGCTCTGTGTCTGTTCCAATAAAAGCTACATCAGGTATAAGTCTTTTGATAAACATAAACTGGTCACCATCACCTGTATCAAAATCTGCACTTTCAACAAATGCTGTCATTGCAGAACCATCATCATTAGAACCTACTTCATGTTCATATAGATAGTTTGTTGTTGTTCCACTACTACCTGCTGCTAAAGGATTATCACTTGCACTACCTGCATCTATCCAAGAAGTTCTAGGCAAAGTGCCTATAGTCCATGTTTGTTCTAAGTAGTTGTAAGATACATATCTATCTACTTCATTAGAACTTTCTGAACAATAAAACCAAGACACTTCATTAAACTGCGCATTTCTTGTAGCAAAAGTTTTTCGTGTTTGTTCATAATTAAAATCATCAAACACGTATGCTCTTACTGTGCATGGTAATGAACGTACTGTTCCTGAATACATATAAAAATTATCTTGGTCCATAAAATACACTACATTATTAGCATTAACACATGCCTGTGGTGATACCATGCTAATCCCTTCTGTAATTAAATTTACTCCAAAAATAAAAGGTGGACCTATAAACTGCATTGAGTACAAAGCAGTATCTGTAAATATTGCTATTTCTTGTCTTGTTCTAATTGCTCCAACTATTTCTGAGCCAGCTGACAATCTTAATCCACCAGCTGTATTATTAGTTTTAGGTGTCCATTGTGCTGCATTTTCTTGGTCGGACCATCTTATCTGCATAGGGTCTTGAGTAGCACTACCTATTGGGTTAGCGCCCATACATATAATATGTCTATCTATTTCTGAAACTAATATCTGATTAGCTACAGTAGGTGTATCTGATGCTCCTGATAAAGTAGAAAAATCTACCGCTCTTGTAGTCGCACCATTAGTTTTATCCCAATAATAAATACTGCCACCTCTAGGATTTGATACTAAATCCTCACCAAAATTATCCATACTCCATAATCTTAGTTGTGAAGAAAAACTATTTATACCCCCTCCCCATGTGCTTTGACCCCAAGTACCTGAACCAAATCCAAATCCTCTGGTATAAAAATCAGAGCCTGTATTTATTTGATATTCTGCATCTACACCAGAACCACCATTACCACTATCACTGCTATTCGCTGTTACTGTAGAACCACTTGTATCTTTCGCTGTAAACGTAAATGTATTAGCATCTGTCACACTAGCTATCTCATACTCTTGATTTAATACAGCAGCAGTAATGTTGCCACCTAATGATACTGCTTGAGCAAATGTTACAAAATCACCCTTATTTGCTCCATGACTTGAATCAGTAGCAGTTATAGTAGAACTACCATTAGTAGCTGAAAAAGTAACTCCATTAGTAGTAGTTGCTCTTATAGGAGTTATATCGTGAAAAGTATTACCTTGTAATAAATATAACTTTAAATGAGTACCTAAAGAAATAAATTTATCTGTATCTAATGAAACCCATTGATGTAATTTTCTTGCTGAACCTAAAAAACTATTTAAACTTTTTTTTACCCAGCCACCTATTTTTTCAGGACGACCTGCACGAAACCTTATTTTATCAGCATCAAACCAATTACCTTCATTGCTGTATGAAGTACCTTCTTTATTTATACCCGGTTTGAATGTATATCTAGTTAGTGGCATTTTAAAAGACTGTTCACTTTATAGTCTTTTTTTATGAATTAGCTGCGATATACGCTTTGCCTGTAGTAATGGCATCACTACAAGTAGTCTTTTTACTTGAAGAAGAACCTACTACGTTAGGTAAATCATTAGAACCATCGTAAGCTAATATAATTTCTAAGTGGTCAACATTTTTTTGTACTACTTCATTTATTTGTGCTTGTGTTAAGTCAGGCATAATACGAGTAGAATTTGCACCATTTGTATTTATATCAGTAATAAGTGTTGCACTATCTACTGCTGCTGTTAAACATTCTGCTACTGTTTGAGTCATATTATTCTCCGTTCAATTTGTTTTCTAAATCATCAACTTTCGCTGAAAGTTCTTGTACTGCTTTTATTAGTGGATGCACAAACATTTCTTGCGAAACACCTTGTATTCCATCTTCTTCACCTTGAAACCATCCTCCAAAATCAGTTATGTTATGTTTGTCTAAAGACTCTTTAACTTCTTGTGCTATTAACCCATACAATTTTGCATCATGTGTACGTTCAGTAGCGTCTGCATCATAGTCTGGTAGTGAAGAATCAATATCAGCTTTTGCTCTCCATTTAAAAGTTACTGGTCTTAAATCATTAATAAAAGCTAAACCACAATCTGTATTATCTTGTATTTCATCTTTATATCTAACGTCAGATACCCTAGTAAAAGAAGCATTTGAGTCAAAGTTATTATGTACTCTATTGTTTCCAGTTCCTCTACCAAAAGTAAAAGTAGTGGCATCACCTACACTTTTAGTATCAAACCCTAAAACAATTTGATAATTAGAGTTAGCACCAAAAGATTCAGTTTGATAGCCTACAAAAACATTTCCTATTCCTGTAGTTAAATCCTCACCTGATTCATTACCTACAAATACATTTGCTGCACCTGTTGTAGCATCCTCACCTGCACGTTCTCCTAAAGCAGTTTGACCATAACCAGTAGTGTTTGCAATTAAAGAACCAACTCCTACACTTGTGTTGTTATCTGCTGTTGTATTAGCACCTAGAGCGTTGACACCTACGGCTGTGTTATAGCTTCCCGTTGTGTTAGCATCTAATGCTAAATAACCCAAACCGCTATTTTCTGTACCAGTTGTGTTTAAATATAAAGCACGTCTACCGAATGCTTGGTTACTTGATGCAGTTGTATTATTTTCTAAAGCACTTTTTCCTACTGCTGTGTTTAAGGCTCCAGTAGTATTATTAAATAAAGCATTATGACCTACTGCCACGTTGTCGTCTGGTGTCGTTGTATTAAACATAGCTTGGAAACCAACAGCAACACTATTAGAACCAGTAGTCACTAAATCCATAGCATCAGAACCTATTGCTACGTTGTTATCTGCTGTTGTAGCAGTAGTAAGTGCAGATTGTCCTATAGCTACGTTTTTAGTTCCTCCTGTTAAATTAACACAAGCAGAGTTACCTACTGCTGTGTTTCCGTCTGCTGTTACTGCTGAACTTAGAGTATTAAAACCGACCCCTACGTTATAACTTCCAGATGTTATTCCATCACCAGCTTGAAAGCCTACTGCTGTATTACCTGTTCCAGTACAAGCTACTAAAGCATCTGCACCGACAGCCGTATTGTTAGAGTTTGTTGTCAACGCAGTTAACGCACCTTGACCTAAAGCTGTGTTAGCACTACCAGTTGTTATGGCATCACCTGCTAATGAGCCTACGGCTGTGTTGTTTGCCCCAGTTGTATTAGCAGCTAAAGCTGCATTACCTAAACCAGTATTGTGATTTGCTGTTGTGTGTGCAGTTAATGCTTGATAACCCAATGCTGTGTTATTTACACCTGTAGTACAAGCATCTAGTGCAAATGAACCAATAGCAGTATTCTGTGTACCAGATGTAATGCTTAGTCCTGCATCGTTTCCAACAGCAGTAATGCCACTACCTGTAGTTATGTCACTTAATGCTTTATGTCCTATGCCTGTGTTATTAGTTCCCTCTGTGCAAGCATCTCCTGCCCTTTCGCCTACAAATACATTTTCATTACCTGTTGTTATTGCTTCACCAGCATTTTTACCGATAACTGTATTACTGTGTCCTGTGGTTGCTGCGTTTAGAGCATTTTTACCT